TATGGTGACATTGGACGATGGATGGGAGCAGTATCAGATGTTAACCATGCAGAAAAAATGGCGAAAAACCCTCCTCTATTTAAAAAATTATTTAATGGTTCTTCAGTAGAGCAAGAAGCTATGGATGCGTTCGCGGCTAAGAAAAAAGCTGAGGCAATGGAAGATGAACTACGGACTTGGATTAATATGGTGCATGGACCAAACGCATGGAGTGACTTACTTAAAATGCAAGCTAAAATTCGTAAAGAACGTCAAGAACAACTCTACGCTCAACAAGAGTTACGCAAAAATGTAATGAATGTAGTAGGTGTGATTTTACTTTCTATTGTGTTTGTGACAGCCGTAGTTATTATGATTTGGTTAGTAATGCAAAAGCCTACTGCTTCTTAGCTCTTTTTTGTTTGTTACGTTTTTTTAATCCTTTTGCAATATTTCTTGCATGCTTAGTTCTTTGTTTTTCTGTTTTATTTGCCCAAGCTTTCTTAGTAGACTCAGATAAATTAGACCATTTACTACCTTTGACTTTTACATTTTTATAACCTAATTTCGTATAGTATTTTTTAAGTTTTTCTTCTTCAGCACGTTCTATACGCTCTCTTTCTTCAAGAGGTGTTATATTGTCTGTGAGTAAACAATGGTCAGAATGAATTTTATTTTGTTGTACAAACTCAATGGTTTCTAATTGTTCTGCTAAAGGAGTATTATCTAGAAGTGTTTCTTGGTGGTCTGGATCTACATTTTCTAATCCAAGTTTTTCAAACAACCAGTTTTGATACCACCTTTTTTTCCTAAGAATATTTCGTTTTTTCTTTTTTTCTTCTTCTTCTAAATTATCCATTCCTTATAGCCCTCAGCTAATATTTGGCTACTGATATCAATTTTATTTCTTAATGCCACTAAAATCTTTTCATCTATTGTTTTTTCTGCAATAATGTCTATATATGTAACTTTGTTGGTTTGACCTATTCTGTGAGCTCTATCTTCACTTTGTAGTCTAACTTCTAAATCATAACCATTACTGTAATATATTATAGTATGAGCTTGAGTTAAAGTTAAACCAAAACCTCCAGTTCTAGGCTGACCAACAAAATACCTTAACTCACGTTGGGGGTCTTGAAATGTTTCTACAATCTTTTGTCGCTCGTCGTTGGGAGTGGCTCCGTAATAAGACGCAACAGTATTGGAACCATATATGTCAGAAAGCTTCGCAGATATACTCTCGATATCGTAAGTAAAGTTAGCCCATATAATTACTTTGCCATCTGTTTCTTCTAGTGCTGACATTAACTCAGGTAGTTTATTGTTTGTTAGATAAATGGTTTTACCATCATCTAACTTAGCAAAGCCTGAACACACTTGTTGTAATCTTATAATTTGTGTCAATATAGTTGAAGCACTGATCATGCCTTCTGTTTCTACAAAAGCAAGAGCAGATTTTTTCATTTGAACATATATAGCTTTTTGTTTATCCGTAAGTTCAACTATTCTTTTTTGGTAAACCTTATCAGGCAACTGTAAACATTGTTCTTTTCTAACCCTATAGCTAAACTTTTCAATTAACCCATTCAACTCGCTCAGGTTCTGATATCCTACTATTTGGTTAAAACTATGTGAACCTAATGTTCTTCTAACCATTTTAGCATATCTATTTTGGAAAGTCCAAAACGAAGAGTGACCAAGTATGTGATCTTCTAAAAACTCACATTGTGTAAACAAATCTAAAGGTGATTTAGTTACTGGTGATCCTGTGAGTATTCTTCTGTAAGGTGCTTTCTTAGAAAGTTTTATTAAGTTTTTTGTTCTGCTTGCAGTTCTAGATTTTATAGTGGTGCTTTCATCTACTGCTAACATTGCTCTATGTGTAAACAAAAACTTATCTGCTTGTTCAAAACCTCTTTTGGTTGATAAAGCTTCAACATTCATTATGAAAAGCACAAGGTTATCTGTTACTTTTTTTAATATCTGTAACTCTTTTTGTTTCTTTTGTGTTTTTTCTGGTGACCATACAACTATATCTCTTTCTATGTGTTCAGGGATATGTTCTGGTAATTCTTTACGTTCCCAGTTTCTGTAGACACCTTTAGGTGCAATGATCAAAGCTGAATCTATTTCACCATTATCATATAGCATTGCTATATTATCAATAAGTACTTTAGATTTTCCAGTACCCATATCCATAAAGTAAGCATAGTATCGTTTTTTCCATGAACGTTCTAACGCTTCAATCTGGTGATCATAAGGTTTATATTTAAATTTATATCGCATTGCTCTCACTTTCTTTTAGAGCGTATATAAAAATACTATATTTATATGTTATCATTTACCAGTAATTTTTTATCACTTTTATATATAGAGGTAAAAACGATAAAACAGTGTTTTCTGTTTTTCGTATATTATAATATACAATATATAATATCTTCCACTTTCGGGGCTTTCTGGGAAATAATGGGAGAAAAAATAAATGTACTATTTTTTAAAATTACGTTTATAATGTAAAGTACACCTGAATTAAAGCATGTGGAGAAAGGCGTGACTGTTTACATAATACAAGAAATGCGTGGCAGAGATATAACAGATGCTACACAGTTTGGAGACGTAGAGATATTGTTAACAAGCGATAAGCAGACTACTTTTTCTACTCAGCCCACTATCAGAAAAATGGGTAGAAAGCTAGAAAAGTTTACAGATAACGATTATTTACTGTTAGCAGGAGATCCAGTAGCCATTGCTCTTGCTTCTGCTATAGCTTCTAGACATAACAATGGTAGGTTCAAGTTGCTGAAATGGGATAGGCAACAAGAAAAATATTATCCCTTACAAGCAGATTTAAATTGGAAACCAGGAGGTTTATAATGGACTTTGAATCAACAGCTGAGAACTTAAAAACTGTAGATGAAAGTGGTTTGAGCCAAGTAAGTAAACTCGCCAAACAACAGTTGCAGTTAGAAAACTCAATATCAGAATTAGAATTACAATTAAAGGAAGCTAAGATTAACTTGCGTGAAATTTCACAAGAAAAGCTACCCTCAGCTATGGCTGAGCATAGTATACAAGAGTTAAAATTAGATGATGGTTCTACTATACAAGTGAAACCATTCTATAGAGCTTCCATTACAAAAGATAAACAAGATGAAGCTTTTAAATGGTTGGTGGACAACGGTTTCGGTGATCTTATAAAAAATGTTGTATCAACAAGTTTTGTAAGAGGACAAGAAGAAAAAGCTGAAAAGTTTGTTGAAGAACTTTCCCAACGTGATATGTCAGTTAGCACTAAAAAATGGGTTGAGCCTATGACATTAAAAGGTTGGGTTAGAGAGCAAGTAGAGTCTGGTGCAGAGTTGCCCCAAGACTTGCTCGGTGTATACATCGGTGAAGAAACTAAAATTAAGAGGTGAAAGATATGAATAAACCGAATACTAATGTTGCTAATGCAACAAATACTCAAGTTGCTAGTGCAACACAATTTGAAGAAATGGCAGGAGCAGGATTCAGTGAAATAACTGCTGAAGACCTTGCCATTCCTTTTCTAAGAATACTAGATTCTAGTAGTCCCCAAACTAAAAAGCGTGAAGGTGCTTATGTTGAAGGTGCTGAAGCAGGAGACTTCTTTAATACAGTATTAAGTGAAAGGTATAGTGGCACAGATGGTATTAGAGTTATACCATGCCATTACAACACTAGATATGTTGAATGGATACCTATTGCAAAAGGAGGTGGCTTTGTAGAAAGTTATTTGCCAAGCGACCCAATAGTAGAAACTGCTGTAAGAGATAAAGATAGTAGCAAAGATATGTTACCAAATGGAAATGAGTTAACTAGAACAGCTCAGTTTTATGTAATTTTCTTACATCCTGAACTTGGTCCACAACGAGCCTTAATTACTATGACAAGTTCACAGTTGAAAAAAGCTAGGAAGTGGTTGAGCCAATCACAATCACTTACTCGTAAAGGCAAGAATGGTATTTATACAATGCCACTTATGTCTCAAATATATAAATTAACTACTGTTCCAGAATCAAATGAAAAAGGTAGTTGGTTTGGTTGGGAGGTAGTTCGCGAAAGGGAAATTGACCTTTCAAACAGCGATGAAAATTCTATTTTCAAAATGGCAGTAGAATTTGCTAACTCTGCTAAAGCAGGAGAAGTAGAAGCTAAAGATGTTGACTCTTCAAAGGAAAACGACGATAGCATAATGTAGAGTTCAACGTAGAGGTTGATCGTAATTAGTTCCTCTACGTTGCGAGAGCCATAGTTTTTCTGATAACTTTGGGCTATGGCTCTCACTTTTAAAGGAGAAAGTATGTCTTTAGCACAAGAATTTTTTAACTTATTCAAAGGTAGTGATATTGCTCATGGTACTTTTGTTGTAAAATCAAACAGACAAAATGATGCTAAAAAGCAAGGTTACGCTAAGATAATAAGAGAACCTACTACTTTAGAAATGTGGGAAGAGCATTTAAAGGGTGGTACTGGATTAGGAATAATACCTATTCGTAGTGATAATACTTGTCAATGGGGTGCTATTGATATTGATAAGTATGATATAGATCATAAACAAATTGTTAATTCACTCAAAGAAGCTAAAGTTCCTGCTGTTGTTGGTAGGACTAAAAGTGGTGGAGCTCATATATGGTTGTTTTTAAATGAGCCTATAGAAGCAAGTGAACTACAAAGAGTTATGACGGAACTATCTTCAGCACTTGGTTTTTCAGGCAGTGAAATATTTCCAAAACAATCTGAAATATTATTAGATAGAGGAGACACTGGAAATTTTTTAAATATGCCCTACCATTCAGGTAAGAACAGCACTCGCTATGGTTTTAGTCCATACAATGGTGAAGCTTTATCTCCCGAACAGTTTATAGAACATTGTAAAAAATTTATCATTTCACCAAAAGAGTTAAGTAAACTTGATTTATCTTTTGGAACAAGTAAAGATGTTTTAGCAGATGGTCCTCCATGTTTACAGAGACTTATATCAATGAACTTTCCTCAAGGTTCACGCAACAATGGTTTGTTTAATTTAGGAGTATATGCTCGTTTATTTGATGAAGAAAATTGGGAAACGCTTGTACAAAAATATAACATGGATTACCTAACTCCTCCACTTAGCCACTCAGAAGTTGGAGCAGTAATAAGACAATTGAAAAAGAAAGAATATTTTTACAAATGTGATGACCAACCCATTAAACCTTTTTGTGATAAAGAGTTATGCAAAGGTAGAAAGTATGGGGTTGGTCCTGCTTCTACTCGTAATGATTTAAGTAGTTTAACTAAAATAGATGGTGATCCACCTATTTGGATATTGAATGTAGATGGAGAGCGTGTAGAGTTAACCACTGGAGGGTTAACTACTCAAACACAGTTTCAAAAAGAATGTGTTTCACAAATAAATAAGTTTCCAGTTTCAGTAAACCAAAGAGCATGGCAGACTAGAATACAAACGTTGTTAGATAATGTAACAATTATTGAAGTACCACCTGATGCTACTTTTCGTGGTGAGTTTGAAGATTTACTTCATGCCTTTGCATGTGAAAGAGCAAGGGGTGAAGAGCGTGAGGATATCTTGCAGGGAGTAGCTGTATGGTTAGATGGCAGAGTTTATTTCCAAGTAAAAGATATAAAAAAGCATTTGTCCGTAAATGATTTTAACCATTATACTTCTAACAAAATAACACTAAGACTTCAACAGCTTGAAGCAGAAAAAAAGTTTTGGCGAGTTAGAGGTAAAGGTGTACATGTATGGTCAATGCCACAAGAGCATTTTGAAACGGAGGAAAAAGAGATGCCACTACCTAAACTAAACTCACCTGACAATATTATCTAATGAACATTGTACTTGGTCCTCCTGGAACTGGAAAAACAACCAAGTTACTTAGTCTAGTTAGGCAGTACCTTACAGCAGGAGTATCGCCTGATAAAATAGGGTACTTTGCTTTTACTAGACGAGCCGCGACTGAAGCGATTGATAGAGCATGTGTAGAGTTTAAGCTTACTAAAAAAGAGTTACCTTATTTTAGAACATTACACAGTCTTGCTTTTTTCCAAGCAGGATTAAATCATAATCAAATTATGAATGCAGAAAAATATAAAGAAATATCAGAGTGGTTGAAAATAGGTAGCTTTTACAATGATTCTAGTATGCAACAAACACCTTACAAAGACTTTGGTTATGGTGATAAGTTTTTAGAAATAATAGGTATGTCGAGGATACTTCGTCAACCTTTGAGAAAAGTTTACAATGAAAGTATTGTACCACTCAAAACAGATTGGGCTAGAGTAGACTATGTTAGTAGAGGGTTAAAACATTTCAAAAACAAGTTTGGGTTATATGACTATACAGATATGTTGGAGGTGTTCATTGATAGAAACCTTTCCCCCAAGCTAGAAGTTTTGTTTATAGATGAAGCCCAAGACCTATCACCCATTCAATGGGAAATGGTTAATTTACTCATAAAAAATTCTGATAAGGTATACATTGCAGGAGATGATGACCAAGCTATTTTTAGATATGCAGGAGCTGATGTTCAACATTTTTTGAATCTACAAGGGGAAATAATTTTGTTAGATAAAAGTTATAGAATTCCTGCAAAGCACCATGAACTTTCTAATCAAGTAATAAAAAAGTTGGTATCTAGGCACGAAAAACCGTTTGCTCCAAAGGAGGAGCAAGGTACTATCATGTGGCATTCCCATTCAGAAAAAGTTGATTTATCACAAGGTGATTGGCTACTATTAAGTCGCACTACAAGGGGAGCATTACAAATAGAAGAAGAGGTAAGACGTAGAGGACATTTGTATATTTACAATGGCTCTAAAAGTTTAGACAGTAAAGTTATTGAAGCAGTTAAGTTGTGGGAACATTTAAGAGAAGGTGGTAAAATAACAGCCGATCAAGTAAGAAACATATACAAATTTATGCTTTTGAACGCAGAAGTTGCTTATGGACAAAAAACAATGCCTGATGGTAAAGAGGGTATTTTTTATTCAATGGAAGAATTACGTCAACAACATGGGTTGTTACATAGCCTTTCATGGGATGAAGGATTAGGTAAAATATCAAAAACAGATAAGGCATATTTAAAAGCTTGTTTAAGAAAAGGTGAGTCACTTACTCGTGAACCACGAATTAGGATTTCAACTATACACTCTGCAAAAGGAGCAGAAGCTACTAATGTTTTAATGTTAACAGATACGATGCGTAGACCTTATTCTATGTGGAGAAAAATAAATACATTTGAAGAAGATGAAGTAAGAGTATTTTATGTAGGGTTGACTAGAGCACAGCAAAACCTACATTTAGTGCATCCTATGTTTAGTCAAGGTTTTAATTTATCTGGCAGATAAAATAAGAACTAATAAGAATTATCATGGTAAAGTATATGTGGTTTATATTATACATGGTTAATTTTTTATAAGGAATATTAAATGAAAAAAGAAATACCAGACTACAAATACTTTACCAAGCAGTCTTTGCTTGAAGCTAACAACGAAGCTTTACGCACTAATAGGAACAGAGCATTGGATAGTACTAAGTTACTTGAGCTTTCTGATACAGACAAGTTTCCAGTAATATTTACAATGCCCCATAATGATGTAGAGTTACGTTTAGGCATTTTGCTAGACGGCGAGGGGGGTAAAGGGTACTTAGACGTACCATTTGAAACTTATGATAGTTTACCTAACATAAGTGAAATTGTGCAACTAAACTCATAGAAAGGGGGATATATGGCACACGAAGTAGAAACTATGGCTTATGCAGGGAAAGTTCCTTGGCATGGGCTAGGTCAGCAAGTAGATGACAATCTTACTCCTGACCAAATGTTGGAATCAGCAGGTCTTAACTGGACAGTTAGTAAACGTCCTGCTTATACCACAGACAAACCAAACTGTTGGAACATAATTGATCCGACTGGCGAAGCAAGTTTTCTTCGCTGTGAAGACAATTACTTCTTAGTTCGCGACAGTGACAACAAGGTGTTATCGCCTTGTGGTGAGGGTTATGTACCCTTCCAAAACTCAGAAGTGATGAACTTTTTTACCAAGTTTACCAAAGCAGGAAAAATGAAAATGGAAACTGCAGGAAGTTTAAAACAAGGTAAGGATATCTGGGGGTTGGCTAAACTAACTGGAGACTTCCAACTAGCAGGAGGTGATGAAATTAAAGGTTACTTGCTTTTGAATAACAGTCACCAAGTTGGTAAAGCTATGACAGTTATGTTCACACCAATAAGAGTTGTTTGTAATAACACTCTTACAATGGCACTTAATGCAGACGGCAATAGGTTTAGAGTATTACACTTGCAAATGTTTGATGAGGAAATACAAAAGTCTGCTGAAGAAGCTCTTGGTATTAGTTCACAACAAATGAAGTTGTTCCAAGAACAGTCTGAGTTCCTAGCTAGCAAAAGAGCAAAGGGAACAGAAATAGCTAACTATATTGCCGAGTTGTTCCAATCTAACTTGTTAATTGAAAGGGCTAAACACCGTGAGTTAGATGTGAACAATAGCGTACCATTGCCACCACTATGGGATGAGTTCAAGCATACGGCACAACAAGTTTATGATGCTGTTGACTTATCTCCAGGAAGCAACCTTAAATCTGCAAAAGGTACTTGGTGGGGAGCATTGAACGCAGTAACTTATGTTGTAGACCACCAGAAAAAATCTAAAGCTGAGGGTAATGCTTTACACTCTGCATGGTTTGGGACTGGTGCTATGACCAAAAGAAAAGCACTAGACAAAGCAGTTGAATATGCTAAAGTAGCTTGATAAAATAACTGTTGTCCTGTGATGCCCCTATTATTAGAATAGGGGCATTACTTAATTTTCCAAAGAAAGGGAAATATATGTTTTATGTTATTAGCGATGGTGTTCCAGGAAGTGATGGTCCACCTTTTTTGTTTTATAAATTTAAAGATTTACGAGTAGCTTCTAAAGCGATGGGTGTATTGGCTCATCCAGAAATGCTTTGTAATCTAGTTGTGTACAACGATGATAGCCTTGAAAGTTTAAAAGAAAATTACAGCAAAGAATTAATTGATTCTATTTGGCAGTCCTTTGGTCTGAAGGATTGTGCCGAAATAGAAGGTGGTAGATGGGACAATAATAAAGGATTCCCTAACCATAATACTTCATGCTTGGCTTTACATTCACTCGTAAAGAAAAAAGCAAAACTATATTCAGACCAATATATCAATCAAATTGTGGAGAACAAAATGGAAGTAAATGAAGAAAAACCAAAAGTAACTCAACCCAAGAGTAGTAATGGGTTTGATCCTAGCGATGTAATTGTAGCTTTGGTAAAGGAGCCTACTCCTAAAGTTGGCACTAACAGACATCGCAACCAACAAGTAATACTAAAATCTAAAAACTTGGCAGAAGCTTTAGATAAGCTAAGAAACTTAAATCCTTCTCCTGGAAGTTTAAAAGATGTTAAGATAGCCATAGAAGCTAAAGCTATAGAGTTGCGTCCTGCAAATGGTTAGTGAATTATTAGATGAAAGTATGGTTGAAAAGTTTTTCTATTGGATAGATGAACGCCATAACATGTTCAAAGTGAGGAGTGCAGGAAAGCCTCCTCCTTGGACTTACGACCCCATATTAAGGGATTATAAATTTACAAATCCGTTTAGGGAAAATGATAGGGTAACAGTTTGGATGCGTCAGAACTGGACTAAACCAAATGACAATCGTCCTCCTGCTGAAATTATATTTAACTGTTGTTTGTTTAGAATGATAGGCACAAGTGAGTTTGCTGAAGAGCATGGTTGGGTAAAAGATTGGGATCCTGAATCAACTAAATTTATTTTAGAAAAAAGGTTACACGAAGGTTTACGAACTTTTACTGTAGCATATATAATTACTAATCAAGGTATAAAGAAACCTAAATCTGAGGTTGTTGTAGATGAGTTTCTCATCCCGATATGGAAAGCGAAAGAAAATCTGGCGAAGGTATCCCAAGAAACGCAGTCGTTACAAGCCACGCATGAAGCGATGGGTAAGTTTAGGGGATGGGGAGGGGGAGGCTTTATGTCATACGAAGTCGTTACCGACCTCAACTACACGTCTGTTTTGGGGACGGCAAAAGACCGTTATACTTGGGCTAACGCAGGACCAGGAGCAAAGAGGGGACTGAATAGGTTATACAAAAGAGATTTAAAAAAGTCGCTTTCACAAACTCAAGCTAACTTAGAAATGCAAACTCTGTTGTATGAAGCTCAAGATCATTTACCTTTTAGGTTCGGTCCAAAAGACCAAGTAGATATGCGAACCATTGAACACAGCCTTTGTGAGTTTGATAAGTATATACGAGTAAAAAATGGGGAGGGTAAACCACGAAGTAGATATAATGGTAAGCAAGATGACCTTTTCCAAAAACCACCTAAAGGAGCAGTATTATGAGAATACTTATGACAATGTATCAGATTCAAGATTATGGTGGTATTATAAATCATGTAGAGTTTTTAGCTCAAGGGCTAAAAGAGTTAGGGCATGAAGTTGATTTCCGTATGCTTATCCCTAGAGACAAGTATACTCCCATGCGAAAGCTACCTAAAGATATAAGGGAATACACTACAAAGCTTGAAGGTACTGGATATCCACACCACCAAGCAAGAGGTTGGATTAGAGTACCAAAGATACCGTATCTAAGTTCTTACCATAGAAAAAACTTTGTGCATGATATGGGTAAGTATGATGCTGTCCTTTGGCATATTCCAGTACCTACGTTAAATAAAGATAATGAAGGTGTTAAGGAGTGGTTAGAACTTTATGATAATGGAACTAAAAACATAGCTATCATACATGATGGTAATTTACCTCATTTGTATCCTCACTTAGCAAAAGTTTCAAAACACTTTATCGGCTCTGTTTGTGTACATAACTCAGCTTATGAATCTTCTGCTAAAATGGATTTACCTCGCACTATGATATGTAACCCTTTTGATGTTACCCAAGAAAACTTAAATTCATTTGAAGAAAGGACTGGTTTGGTTGCAGTACAAATATTCAAAGCTTGGAAACGTATGGATACTTTAGTAAGAGCAATCTCTTATATGAAAAATGAGCAAAGCAAAATAGTTGGTGGAGCAGGGATTGAATATAGGTACATGACAAGTAAAGATAAGTGTAAAGAAAAGTACTTTGAACCTGATGGTACTCGTATTTGGGATAATGCTTTAGAACATGGAATGCACTATGCAGGAGTTTTACCAAACGAAAAAGTTTTTTCTATTCTAAAAAACGCTCGTGTACAAATTGATCCAAGTTGGTCGGTTAAATATTCAGGGTTCGGATCCCATTTTAATAGAACAACTGTAGAAGCGATTATTTGTGGTGCTGTTCCAATGGCAACAGACTTAGGTATGATAGCTTCATCCCAAAAAGTAAAACATCCTTTTCATAGTCAGGGTGATAAACAAAATTATATTCAAATACCACACGATTCTACTCCTCAAGAATTTGCAGACATAGTAGACGATGCTGTAACAGTAAAAGTCAGGTGGTTAAAATTGCAAGAAAACGGAAAACAGATTTTACCTCAGTTTGATAAAGTAAATGTAGCACAAAAATATATTGACTTTATTAATGGTGGTTATGAAAAAACAGACAAAGGTGAAGTAGATGACCTAGTTTTTCAAAAATGTAATAAAAACTTGCAGTTTTTTAATATTGACCCAATAGAGCCAAAAAATGACTCCGTTTAAAGCCCTTCAGACGGTCATAAACAAGGTGGGTAGTATGTTTGTACCCCAAAATATTAATCAAATAGCGTAGGAGCTTTATATGTATAATTTTTATGTTAGGAACGTAAGCGAAGCACTTTTTGTAGTAAAACAGTCCTTAGAAGAGTATGGGGTAGCTGTAAGTACTCGTGGTGGTGATGTTTTAGAGTTTCCTGGTCCAGTTACCACTACTTATACTCACCCGAGAGAAAGAGTATTGTTTTATCCACAACGGGACGCTAACCCTTTTTTCCATTTTATGGAAAGTTTGTGGATGTTAGCAGGACGTAATGACGTGCAGTTTGTAAATACTTTTAATGGACGCATGAACCAATACTCAGACGATGGTATAACCTATCATGGTGCTTATGGTTACAGATGGAGAAAATGGTTTGGCTATGATCAGTTTGATAGAGTAATAGAAAGGTTGCTTTCTTTTCCAAACGACAGACGTACAGTTTTAACAATGTGGGATCCAATAAAAGATTTAGTTGAAACAAACAATGGTAAAGACTACCCATGTAATACTCAAATATTTTTTAGTGAAAGAAAAGACCTACTTAACATGACAGTAGTAAATCGCAGTAATGATTTAATTTGGGGAGCGTATGGTGCAAACGCTGTTCACATGTCTATGCTTCAAGAATACTTTGCAGGAAGATTAGAGTTAGGTGTTGGTACTTATACTCAATTTAGTAATAATCTCCACGCTTATGTTGATATACTAGAAAGATTAAAAGATATGCCACCAGATTACGAGCCTTACTTAACTTTAGGTGAAGATGGTATGAGTTATAATCCAATGCCTATAATGGATTCGTTTACAACTTTTGATGATGAGTTAAATACTTTTTTCAAAATATGGGACGATAAAGAAACGTATGATGTTTTAGATGAATTAAAAAAGGTACAGTTTGAAAACTCTATTTTTTCTGAGGTAGCTGTCCCCATGTTAGAATGTTACTTTAATTATAAAAGAGCAAAGATGGCTGACTTTAGAGAAATTCATACTTTTTATAAGGATGAAAGTAAAAAAGAAACATTTGAAAAAGAAGAGTGGGGATTGTTTTTAAACAGACACCAAAAAGAAGTACACAAAGAAGCTTGGGAAGGAGGTAGATACCATGCACTAGAATCAGCAAAGAGCATTAAAGATCTAGCGTGGAGAAAAGCTTGTGTAGAGTGGATAACTAGAAAGTTATATGATCCAGTAATACCAAAGAAAGGCAGAAAAAGTGAAAAATCCAAGTGAAATTATTAAAATTGTAGAAAGAGTAGCCTTGTATGATGTTGAAGGGCTACATGTGTCTGAGCAAAGCTACGGCGATAGTTGGAAACAACGAGGAGGTGTAGGTGCTTTTATGATGCTTGCTCGTAAATGGGACAGGCTAGAAAAACAAGTGGAAGATAAACACTACGATATATTTAAATCAGCCCAAGCCGACAAACGTAAAGAAGGTATTATCGACGATGTGCGTGATCTCAGGCGTTATTTAATGTTAGTTGAAGCAGAGTTAATTAGGCAAGGAACAGTTAGTGACTACCCTAAACATTCCAAACAAACTAGATAAAGAAGTTAAAGCTGTTTGTGATTGTGGCTTGGAGAGTAAGGTAACAACTTTTCGTAAGCTGAAAAACAAATGGATTTTTTGTAAATGTAAAAAACCAATGAAAGTGAAAAAAGATGAGACAACTCCCCCTATTTCAACCCCCTACTGAATGGGTAATGCCTGATGGCTATCCAGATTTAAAAGGTTATACAGAAGTAGCTATAGATTTAGAAACTAAAGACCCTAATCTAACCACGCTTGGTTCAGGTTGGGCTAGAAAAGATGGATACATAATAGGCGTAGCTGTAGCTGTGGAGGGTGGACAATGGTACTTTCCTATACGACATGAAATTGGTCCTAACTTAGATGAAAGGCTTACACTTGAATGGGTTAAAGATCTTGTATCTGTTGATCGTGACTATGTATTTCATAATGCTCCGTATGATGTTGGTTGGTTATTGGCTAATAATATTCATGTAAAAGGTAGAATAGTAGATACTATGGTGGTTGCTCCTTTGTTAGATGAAAATAGATTTAGCTATGCACTTAACTCGCTAGGTAAAGATTACTTACAAGAGAGAAAATCAGAAGTAGAACTTAGAGAAGCCGCTGAAGCATTTGGTGTGAGCCATAAAAGTGAGATGTGGAAACTTCCTGCTCACCATGTAGGAACATACGCAGAAAAAGATGCTTCGTTAACTCTAAAACTTTGGAAGTTATTTAAGTCCCTTATAATAAAGGAGGACATTCAGGATATATTTGATTTAGAACTAAAAGTACTCAAAACAATTATACCCATGAGGGCAAAGGGTGTAAGGGTTGATTTAAATAAAGCCGAAAACGTAAAGGCAAATCTTTATTACAGAGAACAAGAACTTTTAAAAAAGATAAAAGCTAAAACTGATGTAAACGTAGAAATATGGTCTGCTGAAAGTGTAGCTAAAAGTTTTGATTCAATAGGTCTTACTTATGGTAAAACAGAAAAAACTGGAGCACCTAGTTTTACAAAGGGATTTTTAGCTAACCACGAACATGAGTTACCTAAAATGATTGTAGAAGCGAGGGAGTTAAACAAAGCAAGAACTACTTTTATAGACACAATATTAAAACATCAGGTTAATGGTCGCATTCATGCAGAGTTACATCCTTTGCGTAGTGATTCTGGTGGTACAGTCACTGGTCGGTTTAGTTATAGTAATCCTAATTTACAACAAATCCCTGCACGACACGGTGAAATTGGTCCACTAATTCGTAGCTTATTTATACCCGAACAAGACACTCTATGGGGGGCATTTGACTATAGTAGCCAAGAACCTCGCCTTGTGGTGCATTATGCAAAACTAATGAATTTTAGAGGAGCAGAAAAGTTTGCAGAGCAGTATAATATAGACCCATTAACAGACTTTCATCAAATGGCGTCTGACATTGTAGGTGTCCCACGCAAACAAGCTAAAGATATTAACCTCGGCTTGTTTTATGGTATGGGAAGCAAGAAACTTTCAGCAAGCTTGGGATTAGAATATGAAGATGCAAAAGAGTTGTTTGCTATCTACCACGAAAAGGTCCCATTCGTAAAAGCCTTATCCGATTATGCTACTAATCGTGCTACACAAAAAGGAGTTATAAGAACATTGCTTGGGCGTAGATGTAGATTTGATAAATGGGAGCCAAATGCCTATGGTTCATGGAAACCTATGTCATATCAAGAAGCGTACACGGAACATGGTCCTGCAATCAAACGAGCGTTTACATATAAAGCACTCAACAAACTAATTCAAGGATCAGCCGCTGATCAAACTAAATCAGCAATGGTAGCTCTACACGAAGAGGGTATTACACCCATGATACAAGTTCACGATGAGTTAGATGTTAGTGTAGAAAATGAAAAACAATGTCTGCAAATAAAAGAAATTATGCAGGAATGTGTTCAGTTAGAAGTACCGAGTATAGTAGATGCTGAACTTGGTCCTAATTGGGGGGAAGCTAAACAAACTTTGAGTGATAAACCTTGGACTCGAGGGTTGAAGGATAATCACTCTGTCATGCAAACATAGGAGAAAGAAATGACAAAATTTAATGATGAATTTATTCATGAAGTAAAAAACCATTGGATAGAAAACAAGGGCAGGACTTTAGGTGATAAAGTTGGTGGGGTGCATAGAGAAGTTAAGAATATAAAGAAATATGGTTTGCAAGATTTAGCAGATCATTTTAACATAACGGAAGGACAAGCTAGAAGATTACTTTACGTTAAATCAAAGGGAGAACAAAATGAAAGAAAACTTTAAAGATTGTTTGAGTATGCTTTTAAAACATGAGGGAGGTTTTGTAGACCACCCAAAAGATCCAGGAGGTGCAACAAACAAAGGAGTAACCAAAAAAGTTTACGACGAATATCTTGGTAGGGAATGTACTATTGATGAATTAAAAAACATTCCAATGGATCATGTAGAAGAAATATATAAGAAAAATTATTGGGATAAGGTAAAGGGAGATGATTTACCTAACGGAGTCGACTTTTCAATCTTTGACTGGGCTGTGAATAGTGGTCCTGGAAGAGCATCAAAAGCTTTACAAAAAGTAATTGGTGCGACACAAGATGGAGCCATTGGTCCTAAAACTCTTCAGCTTGTAGATACTAAATCACCAAAAGAAATAATTGATAGAGTATCAGAAGAAAGAGAAAATTTTTATCGTTCATTGAAAACCTTTGATACATTTGGTAGAGGTTGGATAAAACGCAATGATGAAACAGCCCACTTCAGTATGACTTTATATTCACTGAAAAAATAATTACAGTCTTCTATTTTTAGTTGTTGTATATATAACGTATGAATATATTTTTACTCGACTGGAATATTGAAAACTGCGTTCAATGGCATTGTGATAAACATGTCGTCAAAATGCCACTTGAAAGCACTCAAATGTTATGTACTGTCCATTGGCACTACGATAGTCCTGCACCTTACAAGCCTGTCCATGCCAAACATCCTTGTACTTTATGGGCAGGACGAACAATTGAAAACTATTCTTTTCTATGGAAGCTCGCTATAGCTTTATGTAAAGAGTATACTTATCGATACGAAAAAAGACATGCGTGTGAAAAAGTATTATCTTTTTTAAAATGCCCTCCACCTAAGTTAAAAAGCAGAGGGTTCACAAAGTTTGCTCAGGCAATGCCTGACGAGTATAAATCTACTGATCCTATAGTTGCTTATAGGTCTTATTACATTAACGAAAAACTAGGAATAGCTACATGGAAAAAAAGAAGTCAACCCCCATTCATAAAAAACGAAATAGAAATATTATCCCATTCCCAGAGGAAAGAATTAAACGTTTCATAAAAGGTCCTGTCATGCTTACAAAAGAAGAGGTAGAAACTTGTCTCTGCAGTCTTTGTGATAACGATAAGTTTTTTCTAGTGAGTTCAACTGGAGGTGAAATAGGATGTACGAACTGTGGAAATTTGATAGCAGGAACGTGGAAACCCCACTGACAAAATAGTACTTGCTCATTTTTATTTATAATTATTTAATATAATACACGCTAACCATTTTATCTAGAAAGGGAATAAAATGAATAATGACAATGTAACATATTTGAACATGTTGAGTGACGATGTAACTTATGAGCGTTTACTCAACAAAATAGAAAATTCTAATTTACCTGATACCCCAATGACGCCACTTGAAGCACTCGCTTGTTTAGATTGGTCGAGTCCTACAGTACCCGAAGCGAAACATTTTGGTATCAACAGTTTAAAAGGCAGGATTTCTTTTACCAAAGACCATACATTTGTGATTGACGGTAATACGTTATATATCCACAATGAAAATTATATTGGTGAAGGTTCTAGAGAATTTGTCTTATCGGAGTAAGGGGGAGATAATCAATCCTTTCGGGGCGAGTTGTATAGACGCGTCTCACCTGAGCTGTGGATCTTTCTGTTTTTCGCTCCCCCCATGTGTGAAAAGACACACCGTTCATTGTGAAAAACTATAGAAAGCAAAGTGGGTGATTATCACAAAGGCATGCCCTATAAATTCACGGAAAAACTATACAACGAAAGCGGACGTTGGCGAACCGTGATAGAGTTTTAAAGGTCCTCTATCACGGTGAACCATCTGAATTAATAAGATAACAAAAGACTTTATACTTGATTATTTATATGTAATAAATATAATATTAATTTTAACCAACGCTCGCAGAAAGGAGCTTCTATGCCTAGCATTACTAAATATCGTCTAGCCCAACTTGAAAAGATGGAGCAAGTACTAAGCATGATTACGACACGTAAGTTGTATGATTGTTTCAAGACTATTACCAAAGACGAGTTCTATGAACTACTTGGTGATCGTTACAATATATTTTATCGCACACACTTTGAAGATGGTGTTTGCCCTCTACCACAATATTATATGGATCACTTTATCCGAACATTCAAAAGTGATACACGCAATTATAAAACTACTATATTCGCAAATGATGGTAGCATAATAAAAGAAAGTGAAGGTATTATGTGTCACGATGTTCTTGAGGATATCATGAAAAAGTTTGGTCTTGAAGAGCATCTTCATCATGCCTACAGTAATTGGAATGGTCGCCAAAAGATACACTTTTATCTTATGGATAAGTGTTGGGAACACATTGAAGAGCGTCAGCTAAAAGTTGTACGAGTAAAGCATGGTGACTACAATGGGTAAGATGAAAGCATTTTTAATGGAGGAGCGTGAAAACACGCTCTCCCAATTTGCAGAAGCCCTTATCAACAAAGACCAAGCTATCGCTAAACTGCGAAAGTTTGGTATGGAAGAAGATGAAATAGAATGTATCATCGACGAGTTGATCACTGAGCATGAAATGAACCACCGTTCTAGAATATATACTTTCTGGACAAAAAACAAACCGAAAAATTGGTGGGGATCATCATGACTCTATTTTTCTGTTTCGTGTTCTTAATATTATTTATCAGTTTATTTTTTAAATAGGAGGAAATATGGAAATAAAACGATTTTATCCCTCTAATGGTTCAGTCTACCACATAAAGGGAGCCTTAAAACAATATGACCCTAAGTTTCTACAATGGGATGTACCCCAAGATAGGGAAGCAAATGGGAAAATGATAAAGGGCAGACCCACACGAGGGTTTGGTAATAGAGAGTTTGAGTATGCAGGGAAACTTATGACCCCTGAACCTTGGACTGCTCACCCTGATGTACACGACTTATTGGTTGAAGCCAACAAAATAACCAAGATGGCTATTTGTGATGATTGGCTTGACCGTAAAACATTCAAAGGTTATGACTTTTGCCTAGTCGGTTTATACCGTGATGGTAGTGAGGGTATACCTTTACATAGTGATACTGTACCAGATATTGACGACCTAGTGTTTTCAGTATCGTTTGGTGCAACAAGAATATTTGAGTGGCGACAATATGAGTTAAATATAAAACCCCATTCAAATACGAGCAAGCTACAATTTTTAGACCACAAGTTAGGTGAAGTTGGGTACGAATACACAACTGATTTGTTTCTTATGGAGCATGGTGATGTTCTTATATTTGATGGCGATAGCCAAATGCAAAGCAGACACCGTGTACCTGAGTTACTTGGTCAAGCTAGCTCACGAATCAATCTTACCTTTAGATCAGGATTATAGGAGGATATTATGAAAGGAAAAGATCTACAAATGTTAAGCCAAGACGAAATGAATGATTGGCTACAATTCAAATTAGACTGCTTTAACTACTTAGACGAATTAAGGGAAAGTGGTCAAACGAATATGTTCGGGGCTAGACCTTACCTCATGGAACAATTCGACATTAGCAAAAACGAAGCCACTGATATATTAGCAGAGTGGATGAAGGCATATCGTGCTTGAAGCATTGGTATGTCTTGCAACTGCAATTTACTTTGAAGCCAGAGGTGAACCTACCGTCGGGCAAATTGCAGTCGGGCAAGTAATCATGACTAGGGTAGCAGACTATCGCTATCCTAGTACTGTATGCGAAGTAGTAAAAGAAGGATACTATTATTCATGGAACAAGAGCATTCCAATCCCTGATAAATGTCAATTTAGTTTTTACTGTGATGGTAAACCTGAAACAATAGAAGATGAACAAGCTTATCTATGGGCTGAGGAAATTGCATCAGGTTTATTATATGGTGAGTTAAACTACATAGATCTTACTGAAGGTTCTACTCATTATCACGCATATTGGGTTAGTCCCAGTTGGAGTGAAATGTTTACACAGACAGTAAGAATAAATGACCATATATTTTATCGGTGGGAAATTGAGTAAAAAACAGAAAATGCAGAAGTAATTTCTATGTTGAGGGGTAAATGCCGACTGCATCGGTGGAAAAGTTACCCAACGAGACGTAAGGGTGGTATGAAACAAACTGCTAGCGAGTTTGTGGATTGGTAAACGTAGTGATTAAAAAGTTACATCTTTTTTTGTCGAGGGTGTTACTAAATTATAAATCCCATGTTATAATATAATTATATGTTAACCAATGTTCGTAGAAAGGAGCATTTTATGAGAAAAATAACTGAAAAAGCTTGTGAAGCATTTAAAAACAATGAAGGACTTATCTTAAACAATACAGTAATTACTGTCGGGTTTGATGGTACATTTATGTATTTGTTTGGGAACTTAATTGCTTGGAAAGATGTTGACGGCATGTACTTTAATCTTTGTGGATGGAATACCCATACTACGAGGGAAAGGTTAAATGGTCTACTAAAAACTTTAGATATTAAGTTTCGCATTGTTCGTAGAAACGGCGACGCATTTGCAGTAAGTACTATTATAGATACTGTAATACTTGACGAAATGTGGCTAGACGAAAACTCAGACTATGAGGTATCTTATGTAACCGACCACTTCAATAATGTTGAGCAACGCATAGCAAAATACTATGAGGAGAGGGTTATATGAAAGTAAAAGATTTAATTAAAAAGCTTCGGGATTACGATCCCGAAGCTAAAGTTCCTCAGTCGATTACTAAATCGCCTTTTTTAAATGAATATGAAGATATTTATTCCGACGAATACATACGACCATGGAAGTTTAGACAACCACCTAAGATATTTACTGGAAGTTTAGACAACCCCACCGAAAAAGATAAGCAAGCAGAACATGATACTTTACACAATGATGAAGATCCACGCGAGCAACTTGGCAAGGAAATTTATTCGGGAGGTGCATTTAGTGATATTTCTGCAAGGGACGAAGGTTATCCTAACAGAAAACAAATAATCAATTTAATTAACGAAAAACTCGCAAAGTATGATACAATGATAAAAGAACTTTACGATGAAATTTATGAAATTAAAATGAAGGATTAAAGTTATGGAGAGGGATAGGCAAAACTCTCAAATGTTTCCTCGCAGGATATGTTTTAGCCTATCTTTCTCCACCAAGTTATGAGAGGTGTTTGTCTTTTTAACACTTAAAAATGAAAGGTCTCCTTTAATTTTATTTGTGCAATTTGTAATAAATTTTTGCAGACACCTCTCACCAAAATGAATAGGAGAAACTTATGAAATCTAAATATGATTCAAAATTAGTTACAAGAGTTCAAAAAAGAAACGCTAATGAAAACATTACTTTGAAACAGTTAGCCAAAGAGGAAGGTCTCACAGCAGGACAGCTTTACTACATACTCTATAATCTTAACCCAAATAGATCCCATTCTAACAGAGAAAAAGATTTGCAAAAGGAAATTAAAAAAGCAATTAAACATGTAGAGCCACCTAGAGTTAAAGGTAATATCAAAGAAGCAACCGTCACACTTCGTCCTGTACTCGCTAAGAAAAGAAAAAACATTCCAGGAATCTCATTTTTTGATTGGCTTCTCGGCAGAAAATGAGTTAGAGTAAATTAAATCTCACACAATATTTCCTCCCAAGATATATTTAAAAGTGATTTTATTTTTCCTCCCCCCAGTCTTTTGCATATTTTAGACTGGGGGCTTTTTTTGACCAAAAACAATCAATTTAGCTAAAATAGTCAAAATATTTTGGGTTAGTTTACTACCTAAAACACATTTGTGACTGTCTGAAGGGCTTTAAAACAGTCCAAATTTTAGTCAAACAAGCCAAAAATTGCCAAAAACCAAGGAACTTGGATATTCCTTGACCAGGCTAGGTATAAAAAATTGGAGGACGTATAGCCCTCCAACTTGGTTAGTTGAGCGTTAGACGCTCGGCGTATGCTAAAGGTGCGTCAAGGTCGGGACTTACTGCCTCCTGCCATTTAACTACCCAATTTGATATTTGGGTGTTATCCTCAGGTCTTGTTAACCTTGCCTCGTGGTACTTGCCGTCTTGATCTACAGCGAACACTTGACAATCTGCATTTAATAAGTTGGTTTGACCATGTTCGTCTTCTTCCGTCGGTGCATACCAAGCATCCCAGAAACGTGTACCAATCAAAAAATTGCCTACGTCGTTTAACTGCATAGACGTATTAAGATTAATAGTTACCTTTGTGTCATTATGTGCATCCGCGAACACTACGGATTTTATAAAACCTAAATTTGACATTACTGTCCTCCTTTGTTAATGTTTAAGTTTATATAATAACTATATTAATAATATATTCTTGAGGGACTATTCTTTTATAATCCTTTGTTTTCATTGATTAAATTTAGCTAAAAATCAAAGCATAGTCAAACTATGCTTTGTTTAATTTTATGTCTCGGCTAAGTAATATTTGATAAGATAGTTAACTGTATTTTGATAACTAACCACTAATCCCGTTTCTTCCTCTATACAACCTTTGATATATGTTAGGTCTTCTATTGTTTTTGGATCCTTAATACCAATTTGTGTAGTAGGAATATCTTTATGCGTAATTTTATTATACACACTCCTGCGAGTAGCCTTTTGTTTAACCTCACTCATGACTATGCCTTTAAGTAAAAAGTATGAGGAGTAGTATGCTCACTCCCACCAAGACTAATTGCAACATAAAAAGTATCTGCGACTTGGCACATCTCAACCTGATTATAGGTAGTATGTTGAGTTGCCATAAAACAAGAGCTATCGTAAATTGTTTCAAAGCTATTTTTGAATTCAAATATTTTTGTTGAATCATGTAAAGGTAAGTCATCGGGTCGTGGACCATGCAACTCGGGATCCCACCACTCAATAGCATAACAAGCACCCAAGAGTTCCTGGAGAATAGTGCGTATAATTAAATACTCACTCCAAGTTTCATGGAGACTTGTTTGTGTAATGTGAGAAATTAACGACTCGTAATTACTACTGACCCAATTATAGTTTTTATCTTCTTGTGATATCATTTTATACCTCCTTTTTTGTTGTTAAAATAATATATTATTAATATACAAATTGTTAACTCAAGTATAAAGTCTTTTGTAATCCCTTGTTTTCCTTGACTAAACTAAGTTAAAAAATAAGGCACAGTCAAAACCATGCCTTATTTGAATTATTTATAGATATTCGCTAACTATGTACTTATGAAAATCCTCTACATGCTGAGGTTCGTAAATGTACCAAGTTTTGATGGTGTCTGGCTTGACCTCATCATTATTCCAGTTGGTTAAAAAGACCTCAACACTAGTCGCTAACGGCATAGGTTGAACTGGTGAGTGTACGATGGTTAACTGTTGGAGGTCGTCTATATGCCAAACTGCTACATTTGGGTGGACGTCCTTACCACCATAGTCTAACTGGGAATACTCATTACCTAGAGCTTCGTAAGCTTTTGCGACGTCATGCACACGGCTGACTACGTCCATAAATAAACCTTTACGATTATTATTAATTACTGGATTATATGACATTTGATGTCTCCTTGTTAATTGTTTACGTTATATTAAATATATATATATTATATACTAATACACTTCTTTTTTAGTCCTTTATTTTCTTTGATTAGACTGGTCAACTCTTTGAAAACAAAAGATAAAATACTGGTATATTAAAGATAAATAATGTGTATACTAAAAGTATAAAGCGTTTTTAAAGGTGTTTACGCTTTATGTCATTATTAGTCATAATGACCTCCATAAACTTGGTAGTGTTAGATTTCCCATATTATCTAACACTACTCTTTTTTAACAATGTGGGGAAAGGATATAAAATGTATACTTTTGATAAGAAAAAACAAAAAGCTCCAAAAGTAGTTCTCACAACTTTGTATTTCACAACAGTTCGTGGTAAGGACGGAAAGCTTTACACTCCCATGCCTGAATGTGATATGACAAGTTGGCAAGATAGCTTTACCGAAAAGCATCTCAAACAAACAGCAGACTCCCTAATTGATGACCACGAACAATGGATTCAAGAACGGATTAGCTATGGTGACAAACGTAAAGACTTATATGAAGTTGATTACTACACTCAAAAAGTGGTGTCAGCATGAGTAAGTTTGCTAAATGTGCTGAAATCCCTGTACTGGAACTAACGAAAACTTGGTTGCAGGAGGAAGTTGAAACTTGGCAAGGCGTGGTTGACGGAGCAGAAGTATTGTCCGACGGCACGGGAGATATATGTAAAGGCAGATACGAATGTGCAAAAAATCTGCTAATCCAAATTAACCAATGGGAAAAGTTAAACCCTGATCAATCTATAATTATAAAAGGAGGTAAATAAATGGGAAATAGATGTAGCTTTTGTGAGGAAAAAACCGATACCGACATACTTATACTCAATGATAACGACTGGTTGGAGTTTTGCCCTCCGTGTGGGGAAAAACAAAAAGTGACAAATAAAATTACTGGAGAACAACTACGATTAGTTGACTACTACGCAAGAATGTGGGAACAAAATTTTCAGGAAGGAGGTAAAAATGGCTGATATTGAAAAACGAGTCGTAGCACTTGAAACTGATGTATTGAATGAATTAAAAATATGTCGTGACAAATTGTGCAAGGAACTTGGATTCACCACTTTGAGCTTAAATAATACTGTATCGTATTTGATAAAATGCAAAGCAGTATTTGATGAAACGCCAAAGATGGTAGAAGAAGCTGTCACAAAAGCATTACAAGACAGATAAACTTTACTATATAGAAGGTAAATTCATAAAAGTGTAAAATCGTTTTTACACAATCCATAATATACAATATCTTGCTATCTAACAATAACAATGAGTTAGTGGCAAGATTGTATATTTTATTCTACTTTCGGGGCTTTCTGGGAAAAAACAGGACGCCCTTTAATTTTTTACTTTAATATCATTTGGTACTATTATATAAAGTATCTATGGTACTCGCAAAGAAAACACACAAAGAAAAACTTGATGTAGTTGCAAATCCTCGTAAAGAAAAACAAATCACTCCAAAGCAAGAAGAATTTGCTAGATTGTATGTTTGTGAAGATATAACCCAGACCGAAGCCGCGATTCGTGCAGGATATTCAGTCGCATCTGCTCATGCCATTGCTTCGCAGTTGTTAGATGGGAGACGTTACCCTCATGTCGTAGAGCGAATACGTGAAATCAAACAAGAGTTAGCACAGAAATATGAAGTGACTTTTGAAGGTCATGTAAAAAAACTCGCGGAAATTCGGGATCAGGCAATCACAGCAGGGAACTTCGCATCAGCAGTCGCGGCTGAGAAAAGCAGAGGTCAAGCGGCAGGACTTTATATTGATCGTAAAGAAATACTGCATGGGAAGATAGATCAAATGAGTAAGGAGGAAGTTATGAAAGAAATTCAACGACTCCAAAATGAGTTTCCTGCACTCAAAGCAGTAACTCAAGATAACTTAATTATAGAACATAAAAGCCAGATAACAAAAGATAATTAAAGAGTAGTCCACTATAAAATCTTTTATTATATTATTAGTATAAATTAATTAATAACTATTTTTAAGGAGATAATTATGGGCGATTATAAATGTAAAGTCACTTACACAGATGACAAAGGTGAGAAACACGATGTTTATTGTTATGGTGACCTTGAAGAAGACAGCAATGTATTAATCGTATATGGAGAAGACGGCGAGGAAATTTATGCTGATGGTGTTGAAAGTTCATGGACAAAAACTGTTAGAAAGATAGCAAAAGAAATGTATGGTCATGGCAAGTATTTTGAAGAAGATGCACCTTTACATGAGGTCACTTCCTGCTGATTAAACAAGATAAATAAGGTGTAGCAAATCCTGTTGCACCTTGTTATCTTTTCTTTATGGGTAATCCCGAAACAAAATTATGGAAAGATTTAAGAGAAGGCACAAAGGAGTTAGGTGTTTTTTGGACTAGAATTGAGTCATGGGCTATGCCAGGAATCCCTGATGTGCATGGCATAAAAAACGGCAAAAGTTTTTGGCTTGAGTTAAAGGTGAGTAACTTAAAGTCCCTAAAGTCTTTAAATCTACGTCCACATCAAATATCGTGGCAGACCCAGTATTTTCTCAATGGTGGACAAGTCTGGAACTTGGCGAAGCTCCCTTCCGCTCGCACCTTGTATTTATTTAGGGGTGACAAGAGCCTTCTATTAGGAAAAGGATTGACGGGAGATGAGCCACCACTCCCTGACTGGACATGTCCTGCTCCCTACGATTGGACTGGACTCTTGCATCATATCTTATCACATCAATCCCATTCAGGAAAGAAAAAGATTCTCCCACTCTAAAAGAGAGAATCCTTGATCATCGGTTCGTCAAGGATCTTCTTTGATCTTTGATTCATTGATCTTCCTTGATCCTTGAAAATCCTTGATTCCCTTGAGAGAAGAGAGGAAATGAAAATCCTTGATTCCGTGATTCTCTTTTCTTGACTGTCTATGTCAGGGATAAAAAAAGATCATCGGGGAGCATTTTATTGTTGTTTCCGGACTTTTTATTTGCTATTCTATACTTGTACTTGCAATTAAGCATTTACACTATTCTCGTAGAAAGGAGAATTGATATGGTTAAAAAGTCAACTAAGGCAGTTGTCAAAACTGCACCAAAGTCCAAAGCTCAAGTTGTAAAGGCTGAGCTCCTAGTCACCGATAAAGAGTTGTCTTATGACGACGTGTGGCAATTTGTCAACGAGCATGCAGGAGGCAACGACGCAAACGTCTACATCCAACCTCTTGACAATGTAAAACTTGACGATCCAAAGCCTGTCCCTTTTGGTTATGGCGGACAGTCCGGAGGTGTCAGGCAAACCATACAAGATTGGATGCTTAGAGGGATTGACGGCTCTATGTCGTTAAGGCTTATACTTGATAAGTCTGCCAAGCTTGGTCACTCTAAGAAACGTCCTAACTGCTTGCATGCTTTGATGCATGGTGGATACTCACCAAGTAGTAAAACTTGGATGACTCCATACATCAAGCTAGTTGTCAAAGGCTAGTACTATCGGGACGTCAGGCTATGTCTGGCGTCCTTTTTTCCCATCCCATTCAAGAGAATCAGGGACTGTCCCATTCCCGAGAACAAGACCTGTCATAGTGTGAACGTTAGCGTTGACACTCTTAGAGTATCACTATTTATCATCAAGGAAAATCCTTGATCCGCATAATAATATAAAAATCAAGGACTACTCAATTATAATTGTTGGGTTATAGTGCTTATATGTTTTTAATACTAATACTTATACTGACTGTCTTATTGTTAACCACTTTGCGTTAAGGATTGTCCCAGTCATAAGAGAGTCCCTTACACCTACATGCTCAATATAAATGCCCCTTAAAAAAGTTCTCAAGGAGTTAATTTTTTTATTTACAAGTATATTAAAAGTATAGTAATAATATAAGCAAGCCAAACAATACTGTTTGGTGGTAATTTAAAAAGGGGCATGTAAAATGCAAAATACTAAAAATGCTAGCACTAGCAATAAAGGTGCAAACCAAACTAAAACACCAGTATTAAATAATAGTGGTACTGGTAAAACTGGCGTAACAAATACAATGTTATGGGCGTTTATAAATACCCACGCCAACGGCAATATTAACAATGTTGTAATAGTACCAAAAAGCAACGTTGTTACCAACCCTACACCAAATAAACCTGCCGTACCATTTGGCTATGGTGGCAAGGGTAATGGTGTAAGGGCTACCATACAAAATGCTTTATTGTTTGGCACTAACCCAACCAACAGCAACCAACCATTTAAAAATGTTGGCAGTGCTTTAAGCTTTGCAAGTAAATTAGGGCATAGTGCTAAAAACCCAATTTGTTTACTAGCATTATTAAATGGTGGTTACAGCCCTAGCAGTAGCACTTGGGGCGTTGGTTTTATAACTTTGCAAGTTAAGCCAACAACCAAATAAAAAGGTACTTGGGGGGCGTTAGGGTAACACCTAACGCCCCTTTTTTATAACCACCATTTTTGACGATCTTCATAGCCATGTCCTTGGGCGTGGCAAGTTTTCCGCGATTCGTGGTATATCAAAAAATTATTAAAATCGTATACCCCTTTTTTCAAAATAATTCATTAGGTTCATTGTCGTTTGAAAATTTTCGATATATAAGAAAATTATGACTATGGATTTATCTCTATTGCCTGAAGACAAATTGAGGAATTTTGCTCTTTTGTTAGACAGGGCAAAGTCCATGCAAGAAGCTGAAGCTTGCCAAGAAGATTTCCTTACTTTTGTACAAAACGTTTGGTCTGATTTTATACATGGCAGACACCATGCTATTATGTCGGAAAAATTCAATCGCCTAGCTCGCGGTGAGTTGAAACGTTTAATCGTGAACATGCCACCAAGACATACGAAATCTGAATTTGCGAGTTACTTACTTCCTGCTTGGTTGATGGGACGTAAGCCAACTTTAAAAATTATGCAGACAACACACACAGCCGAGTTAGCTTTTAGATTTGGTCGTAAAACAAGGAACTTGATGAATAGTTCTGACTATACAAGGGTTTTTCAAAACGTCCAGTTACGAGCAGATTCTCAAGCGGCAGGACGTTGGGAAACGAGTGCAGGAGGTGAATATTTCGCCGCAGGAGTCGGGGGTGCTGTTACAGGGCGAGGTGCTGACTTATTAATTATTGATGACCCACATTCCGAACAAGATGCTTTATCGCCAACTGCTATGGAAAATGCGTATGAGTGGTACACTTCTGGACCTAGACAGCGTTTACAGCCAGGAGGTTCAATAGTAATCGTGATGACACGTTGGGCTGAAAATGATTTGACTGGTAAATTATTAAAGCAACAAGGCAGAGATATATTGGCAGACCAATGGGAAGTAGTTGAGTTCCCTGCTTTGATGCCTGAAACTAATGAACCTTTGTGGGGTGAGTTTTGGAACAAGAAAGACTTATTAGCTGTAAAGGGTAGTTTGTCTATAGGTAAATGGGAAGCCCAATGGCAACAAAACCCCACTAGTGAGTCAGCCGCGATTTTGAAACGTGAGTGGTGGAAAAAATGGGAAAAGGAAGAGTTACCCCCTTTACAATATATAATGCAGAGTTATGATACTGCATATAGCAAAAAGGAATCTGCTGATTATAGTGCGATAACAACTTGGGGAGTTTTTTATCCAGAGGAAGGTGAAGCACCAAACATTATTCTTGTTGATGCCAAGCGTGGACGATGGGACTTTCCTGAATTAAAAAGAATATCTTATGAAGAATATAAATACTGGGAGCCAGAAATGGTATTAATAGAAGCAAAAGCTTCAGGTATGCCATTGACCCAAGAGCTAAGAGCTACGGGAGTTCCAGTAACAAACTACAGCCCAAGTAGAGGTAATGATAAACACATGCGAGTAAATTCTGTTGCACCTTTGCTAGAAAGTGGGTTAGTATGGGCTCCAGAGTCTCGTTGGTCTGAAGAGGTGATTGAAGAGTGTGCTCAATTTCCTGCAGGAGAAAATGATGATTATGTTGATACGGTGACACAGGCTCTACGAAGATTTAGAGAGGGTGGTTTTATAACTCACCCAAATGATTATGAAGATGATGATCCAGTACCAAGAGAGAGGATTTATTACTGATGGCTATGAAACCAACTAACATTGACCGTGCTTTATATAGAGCTCCTGAAACAGATGCTGAAATTATGGATTTACAGGATCAACAAGATGCTTTTTATGAAGTAGATGTAACGACTGATGAAGAAGAACAGGAGCAAGAGTCTGTACAAGTAAGTCCAGAACCAGATGATTTTTTTGGCAATTTAGTCGGTAGTGTTTCCGATTCTACACTTGACGAAGTTTCTTCTTATGTTCTTACTAATGCAGAAGAGGATAGAGCAAGCCGTAAAGATTGGGAAGATTCGTATACTCGTGGTTTAGATTTACTTGGTTTAAAATACGAAAACCGTACAGAGCCTTTTGATGGAGCAACTGGTGTAACGCATCCAATTTTAAACGAAGCAGTAACTCAGTTTCAAGCTCAAGCGTACAAGGAACTTTTGCCTTCTAGTGGACCAGTTAGAGCTCAGATAATTGGAACAGCTAGTGCAATGTTAGAGCAACAAGCTCAACGAGTGCAAGAGTATTTAAATTATCAGATCATGTATAACATGGAAGAGTATGAGCCAGAGTATGACCAAATGCTCTACTTTTTAGGTTTGGCAGGAAGTGCTTTCAAAAAAATATATCGCGATACTTCTCTAAACCGTCCTGTAAGTAAATTCATAACATCAGAAGATATATTGGTAAGCTACTCAGCAACTGATTTGAAATCAGCAGAAAGAGTAACGCATGTAATTAAAATATCAGAAAACGAGCTACGCAAACTTCAAGTGAGTGGTGTATATGCTGATATGGAATTAACTGGTTCTGCAAGTAGATCTGATACTGAAATACAAGAAAAGTATGATGATTTAGAAGGTCGTGATCCTAGTGATAGAAGCCAAGATTATACTTTGTATGAATGTCATTGTTATTTTAACTTAGAAGAGTTTCCTGATGAAAACGAAATTAAGCTACCATACATAATAACTGTTTGTGTAGACACGGAACAAGTACTTTCTATTCGTAGAAACTATTCACCTGAAGATACTATGAAAAATAAAATTCCACATTTTGTGCAGTACAAGTTTACTCCCGGATTAGGGTTTTATGGTTTTGGTTTGATTCACTTGTTGGGTAATTTATCTAGAACAGCAACAGCTAATTTGCGTCAGTTGATAGATGCAGGAACACTCGCAAATATGCCTGCAGGATTTAAAGCGAGGGGTTTGCGTATAGCAGATGATTCTGATCCGTTACAGCCAGGAGAGTTTAGAGATGTTGATGTTCCAGGAGGTGATTTAAAAAGTAGTTTGATACCTTTACCTTATAAAGAGCCGAGTGCAACATTGTTTCAGTTGATGGGTTTTGTTGTTAGCTCTGCAGAAAAGTTTGTTGGTACAAGCGAGATAGGTGTAGGCGATGGTAGACAAGAGATGCCAGTTGGAACAACAATAGCATTATTGGAGCGTGGTTCACGGATAATCAGTGCAATACATAAACGATTACACGCAAGTTTGAAGTTAGAACTTAAAATGATTGCTACTCTTTTTGCAGAAGACCCAACTCCTTATCCTTATGACGTGGGGGCTGATCCTTCGATCAAGGCTCAAGATTTTGATCCACGCATTGATGTAATTCCAGTAAGTGATCCTAATATTTTTAGTATGTCACAAAGGGTAGTGCTTGCTCAAGAGCAGTTGAAGTTAGCTCAGGCAAGCCCTCAAATGCACAATATGTATGAGTCTTATCGTAGAATGTATGAAGCATTAGGTGTAGATCAAATTGATCAGATATTAACACCACCTAATCCACCACAGCCAAAAGATCCTGGAACAGAAAACAATGAAATCATGAAAGTAATTATAGGACAAGGTGAATTAAAAGCTTTTCCTGAACAAGACCATGATGCACATATTGCAGTACATCAGGCATATATGTTATCAAAAGCAAGTACTTTGCAACCACAGATAGCTACTACTTTAGAAAATCATGTTTATGAACATTTAACATTGAAGGCTCAAAGCATGGTGCAACAGGAAATGGGTCAAGTTGATATGAAAAACCCACAAGTGCAAATGGCGATGCAGTCTAGCATAGCTAGAAAACAAGCAGAGTTAATTGCTAAATATCAACAACAGTATCCACCACAACCAAACAGTGATCCGTTAGTTGAAATCAAGAAACAAGAGTTAGCTATAAGAGAACAAGACAATGTGGCTAATCAACAGTTAGATCAAATGCGTTTAGATTTTGATAAAGTAAAACAACAAGAAAATGTTGGAGTTCAAAAAGAAAGAATAGATAGCACTGAAGATATAGCTGAAATGAGAGCTAAGATAGCAATGGAAAGAACTCAACAAGCACACGGAGGTAACAAGTAATGGTTACTTTTAGTGGGACTATTTCAACTGACGATGGTGTAGTAAAAGATAAAAAAGGTGGTAAAGGCACAATCGCTACTAAAAAAGCTAGAGATAAAAACATACTTACAAAAGATAAGAAAAAAGAATTTGCAAGTATGGTGAAAGATCAAGTTCCTAAAGAAGCTTTACAAAAGCAAGGTTTATTAGATCGGCTTGGAATAGCTACGTTGTTAAGTGGTGGTGGTTCTAAAGATAGAAATGTGACCAAACCTAACAAAGATTATTATGGCAAAGAATTCAAAATTAATAATGTTGGTGGTTTTACTTTAGAAAGTGGACCATTTGGTTTAGGTACAACTCTACGTGGACCAAAACAAAGATTACCTGAATTTTTACAACAGAACGAGGGAGCTTTATTACAATCTGCTTTAAATGCTCAACGTTATGGAACTGGTAATATCAATGTAGGTAGTACAGATAAAACTGGAAACCCTATAAGAAATGTAATTACTTTGGAAGGTTATAAACCTCCCACTACAGCAAAAGAATTTATAGATAATATTTACCAAAATCCAAATAATATGGTAGAGGGTATATTAACAAATAACCCTTACTTCAATATTATGAGAGGGTTAGGGTATGCAGGAGTAGATGAAACAAGTCCTTTATTTAAAACTGGAGTTGGTGCTACTTTAAGAAACAGGGCTTATGAAAGTCCGTTAATTGCTTTACAACGTATGATGGGTGTTCCCAAATAAAGGAGAAATAAATGTCAAGTAACTTAGATATGCTTATAGAAGAAAGAAAATTTGCACAAGAAGCAGGAGATATGGATAAAGTAATGGAAATTGATGCAATGATTCAATTGCATTTTGGTAATCAACCACAAGGAGGAGAAGCTATGGGTAGAGCAATAAAACTTAAATATAGAAGTAAAGGAAGCCCAAAGGGTGGAGAAATACTTAAAAAGAAAAAGAAGAAA